ATCATTTCGCACGCGGTTTGCGGCCTTTTTCGCTGGGTGCGAAGCTCTTCGCTTGCGAAACGTTTCTGCAACGCGACGGTTTGCGACCTTTTCTAAGACACGCAGAAGCGCTTCGCGAGCGAGGCATTTCGCCCCGCGCACGATGAAACATTTCTTTGTCGTTAAGGCATAGTTCGCGCTCCGGCCACCTTTCGGCGACCAGAGGCGTTTCGTCTTATTCCGGGCGGGGTGCGCGGCTGGCGAACCAGCCGCGCCGCTTCGCTACGCGAGTTCGCCGAGGTAAGCGATCAGCGCGTTGTCCTGGTCGCGGGCTTCAACCCCGCCGCGAACCGAAAACCACGAAACCGTGTGGGTTTCGTTGACCTGTTCGTAGGTGTCGTACCAGCGATCCTCGAAGGACTTCCGGGTTTCGCCAGCGCAGCGGGTAACGAAGAACAGGCAGGTAGAAGTGAAGCTAAGCATGGTCATTTCTCCTGAGTGCATTCTGGCCTCATCAGCGCCCGCATTACGGGCGGAGAAGGTGGGGCTTTCGCCCCACCCCCTTTCGGCCTAGCGGAGGATCTTAGCGATCCACTCGGCCGGAGCTTCGAGCTCCTCGCCATCCGCGAGCTTCATCACGCCCGCCTCGGCCACCACGGTGCGAAGGGCGAGCCCGCCGCTCATCCGGTAGCGTCCTTCCCAACCCTTGCTCTGCGAAGGCCAGCGGCTGTTCTGCGGCTGGAATTCGCCGGTGTCGGAGAGGACGCTCTCGTCCTCCACGCCATTCGCGATGAGGATCGCGGCCATCGAGGGAACGTGGATCTTGGACTGCTTGTCCAGCACCTCGATGGCGAGCGTCGTCGCCATCCAGTCGTTGTTGGTGCGCTTCTGCCACTTGAGCCGGAGCCCCATGGCCTTCGCGCGATCGCGGTAGCGCAGCTTGTACTTGCGCTGCACCTTCGAGTTGCCGAGCGCGATCTGCTCGTTGATCTCGGCGTCATCCGCCTTCTCGTTGATCGCGAAGTCCCAGGGATTCGCAACCTTGGGTTGCGGGATTGCGAAGGCCCAGGGTGCAACCGGAGCAGGTGCCTCGGCTGCGAGGATTGCGGCCGCCTCGGCCACACTCGCCTCGATTGTGACAACCGGGGCGGGCATCTCGACGATCTCAACCGTCGCGTGTGCGATCTTCTTGGTCATTCCAGTTCTCCTGTGCGCGTTGTGCGCACTTTCTGCTACACCCGCCGCGTGTGCCGCGGGCGGCTCGGCCGCGCCGAGCCCCGCATTTGAGCACGGCCGCGCCCCGCGCGCAATGCGGCAAGGTGCCGCATCCGCCCCGGTTGCACAACCCGCAGTTGCGCGAAAAACCCCCCGCCTCGACTCGTGCAACGAGTCGAGGCGGGGGACCCGTTTCGGCGTGCAATGTATTTCCGCTGCGTATCTAAGCATACATAGCTCATCTTTCTCTCGCGCCCGCGAGCACATATGCCCATCCTTGACTGCGTATAGGCATACTGATCCACTACTGACTGTAATCTTTCGGTGACCCCAGGAGCATCAAATGCCCGAAGTGCATACCCCGAAGGCAACCCCTCCGCAGTCTCAAGCCCAGCGCATCGCTGAAACTCCCCCGCAGGAGATGGTCCATGCCCATGTCCTAACCCCCGAGGAGAAGGAGAGGTTCTCTCACGAAATTGAGGCCATGATTGCACAAGACCCCGATTTGGCGGATAGGCCCAGATTTTCGGTGGCCCTCGACGAAGGTGGTCATCCCACCGGAGCGGTATTACCAGAGCCCCCGGATGGGCCCTATATTTCGGTGTGGTATCAGGGCTCCACCCTCCCCGACAATTTGATGACGATGTCTGGAGCCCCACTTACCGACCAGATGAATCCGGAACACAACAATTTCGACGAAGGGCTGGAATCCCGAAACCCACGCCCTGTTTCGGTGGACCCGCTTCTCCAGGGCGACGAACGTGCATCAGCAAGGAAGGCTGCAGACGCAGAGGCAAAAAAGCAGGCAGACGAACTTCAAAAGACCCGCACAAAGGAGCAGGAAGAGCACGCCAAGGCCAAAGAGGCGGCCTCCAAAAAGGCTCCGGGGAACCACTAGGTATTTCGGCGCCCTTTCGATGACCGAATTCCCATCCGACCTGATTCCGCTACCAACGGCACCGTACCCGGAACGACCCGTGTCCGAGCCGTTGGTTCCGGAAGAGTGCAGAACGGCACTCTGGCTCGTACGCGGGAATATCACGGAAGCAGCAAAGCTGCTCAAAGTGACATCCCTACGCCTGCGCCAATTTGTCCAGAAATCACCTTACCTCCTTTCGGAGATGCAAGAGGCCAAAGACCAGATCGTAGATATCGCCGAATCAGTCGTATACGACGCACTAATGGACGAAGACGACAAAGGCCGGAAAGACACGATGGCGCGATTCGTATTAGGATCACAAGGAAAAGCCAGAGGATGGGGGTCGGCATCTTCGGCGGGCGGAGTGAATATTAAGAACGGTCACGGGGGAACTATTATTGTACAATGGGCGGACGGGCAGGCTTTCGGCGATTCCGAGCAGAACTCCAGCCCCGAAACCATAGATATATCTCCGAACCAAGGAGAGGCGGCGTAGTGGAATCCGCCCTTCTCCAAGACGCAGGACCCCCTCGAGTAACGATCCCCTACGTCCAGAGGTCCCATTTTCGGCCCCTCCACAGCTCCAAGAAGAGGTGGAAGTTCATAGTTGCACACAGACGGGCCGGAAAGACAGTCGCCTTATGCAACGAGCTGATTCGCAGAGCACTCGAAAATAAAAGAACATTCCCGCCACCCCGTTACGCATATATCGGGCCCAGCTTCGCACAGGCCAAAGACTTAGTCTGGGGGTATCTGAAACACTATACAAGCACCCTCCCGAATATCAAGGTATCCGAGGGAGATCTGCAGATAACCCTAACAAACGGGTCTATGATTAACCTGTATGGCGGGAGCGCGGCTTACGAACGAATGAGGGGCCTCTATTTCGATGGTGTCGTAGCGGATGAATACCCGCTGCTAAACCCGAGTATGATGGGCTCCGTCGTAAGACCCTGCCTAGCTGATTATCAGGGTTGGGCCGTAATCAGCGGCACTTCCAACGGCGACGACCACTTCAACGACCTACGGAAACGTGCCGAAAAAGAGCCGGAACAGTGGGACGCATTCTCGATACCCGTCAATGAAACTGACGCACTTTCGGTGGACGAAGTGACCGAAATGCGGAAGGACATGACGGCCGACGAGTACGCCCGCGAAATGATGTGCTCTTTCGATGCACCCATCGAGGGGTCCTATTACGGCGAAGTGATTAACGAAATAAGCCTTGCAAATCAAGTGTGCGGCGTTCCATACGATCCAGCCGCCCCGGTTATGACTTGGTGGGACCTCGGAATTGACGACGAAACCGCCATATGGTTCGTACAGCGGGTCGGCAGAGAACTACATGTCATCGATTTCCTCCAGAACACGGGCAAAGGGCTCGAATACTACGCCACTGAAATCAAGAACAAACCGTATCACTACGCTGTACATGTTACACCGCACGACATAATGGCGCGGGAGCTGGGAACCGGCAAATCCCGCTACGAAATACTCGTCGCACTACTCAACAACGTGTTCGTGTGCCCGGGACATTCTCCAGAAGACGGAATCACCGCCGCGAGAGCCACACTCCGGATGTGCTGGTTCGACAAGGTCAAGACTGAGGCTGGCCTTTCGGCGCTGAAGAATTACCACAAGTCTACGACGGGCAAGCCGGTCCACAACTGGGCGAGCCACCCGTCCGACTCGTTCCGGTACGGCAGCGTGGCCCTGAACCACATAGCGCCGTACCTCGGGGCCACTTCGAACGTCATTCCAATGAACGGACCTCTTCGGCGAAACATACGAAGGATGAGGCACTAGATGGCCGTCGTCGAAAGAGTATTCGGAAATTCTGTCGGCCACACGAACTATGTTGGCGGGCCGAACCGTGAGGACGACGACCTTCCGTACAACGCAACGGTTCGCGACTTGATCGACGACGCGCAGTCGTTCGAAGAATCGACCCTCATGCCGGATCGTGAGGAAAATCTAGAGTATTTCTACGGGGAAACTCCCGCCCCGGAGGGTGCAGGGACTTCGACGGCGATCTCAACGGATTACCGCGACACGGTGATGGCGATCATACCTTCGCTGATGCGCATCTTCACATCCGCGGAACACGTCATTAGCTGTCAGCCCAATTGGGCCGGTCAGGAAGAGGCAGCGAAGCAGTGCACGGATTACCTCCAGTTCATGTTTTGGGAGGATAATCCGGGGTTCCTAATCCTTCACGACGTGTTTAAAGATTCTCTTCGCTGCAAGATTGGCGTCGTCAAGTGGTACACCGAAAATGAAGAAGAAGTAACGCAGCAGACCTATCGGAACATCAACACCGAGCAGTTACAACTAATTATCTCCGAGAATCCATCGGTACAAGTCGTAAATGCTGTTCCCTCGCGACGACCTCCGATGGGTATGGCTCCGGAGGAGATGTCCGAGCCTAGCCAATCTCCTGTAGAGGAGACAGGTGAACCAGCTCAGCTCTCCCCAGATATGAGCGCAATGCCCGGCGCTCCTCCGGGGCCTCCGCAAGGTATGGGGATGCCAGGATCAATGGGGCCGCCTCCCCCACCGCCGCAATTGTTTGAAGAGGTAACGCTTCGGTTCGTCAAGTCCAAGCCAATGACGAAGATAGAATCGGTACCCCTCGACGAGTTCCGCATCGACCGTAGGGCAAAGAACGTAAAGACGGCTCAGCTGGTTGGTCACGACCGAATCACCCAGGTGGGTGAGCTTATTTCGGCGGGCTACGATTTAGGTGTTCTGGAGGAGCATCTTGGGGCTACACAGACGTTTTCTGTCGACAGACAGTTCCGTAACGCGGGACTTGATGAAACTAGCGTTCAGGATAATCTTGATATTCGTTATGGTTGTTATTTTATTCGAATTGATAAGGACGGTGACGGAATTCCTGAACTCCGCGAAATCCACACCGTCGGCGACAACCACTTCATCATTCACGATGAGGTAGTTCAACACCCAAACTATGCCGTGTTCTGCGCGGACCCGGAACCTCATACGGTGATCGGCGATACCCCGGCGGAACTGGTCAAGGATATTCAGGTCATCAAGACGAACATGCTGCGGGGCTCTCTGGATTCCCTCGCACAGTCGATTTGGCCTCGCGTGGTGTTCAACGAGACCCTCGTGAACGCCGAGGACGTCCTGAACGACGAGATCGGCGCAGCGATCAGAACGCGCGGCGATCCGTCCAATACGGTTCAGTCCCTCCAGCACCTGTTTGTCGGCCAGCCGGTCTTCCAGATGTTCGAGGTGATGGAGACGCTCCGGCAGCAACGTACTGGAATTTCGGACGCCTCCAAGGGCGTCGATCCCAAGGCTCTGCAGAGCACAGCGTTACAAGGGGTCGACGCCATTGTTACCGGTGCTCAGGAAAGAATAGAGCTATGCGCTCGCGTCCTCGCCGAAACTGGTATGAAGGACCTATTTCAAGGTTTATTGCGCGAGTGCGTAAACAACCCGAACCAGGAACGGACGGTTCAGCTAAGGGGAAAGTGGGTAGACATCAACCCGAGCACGTTCGATCCCTCGATGCGCATTTCGGTGAACCCGACCCTCGGCCGTGGCTCGGATATGACGCGGCTGTTGGTTCTCCAAGACGTCAAGCAAACTCAGATGATGACGATGGAGAAATACGGGGTGGATAACCCACTATGCGGGCCGATGGAGTTCCGGAATACGCTGACCGACATGATGGCTATTGGAAATATCAAGAATGTTGACCGGTATTTCAAAGTCATCACTCCAGAGATTATGGCGCAGATTGCGCAGACGCCGAAAGAACCCGATCCGGCACTTATGCTCGCCCAAGCCGAAATGGAGAAGACTCGCTCGAAGACAGCGTCGGAAATCTCTAAGGCCGACTTCCAGGATCGCAAGCTACGTGTCGACGATGATTTCCGCAGAGATCAGCTCACTGTTAAGGGGATACTCGATTCAGCTGCCCTCGAAGGTCAATGGGGCGAGCACGTCGATGGAACCCTTCTCCAAATGGCAAACGTCGCCAACGCCCTTGATAAAATTGACAACGAGGCCGCGAACACCGACGCGGGCATCTTGAAGACCCACGCTGACATTCAGCAGGGTCAGCAACAGGCAGACATCGCGCAGCAAGCACAGGACACGGCACAACAGGTAGCAGATGCCCCACCCGACACGGGACCTTAGCGACTTCGAAGTGGATGAGCGCGCCGCTTCGGCGTTGGCGCTGCTCAACGATCCGCATATCTTGGAGTCTTTCACGGCGTTACGGGAGATGTACATCAATATTCTCGAAAATTCGCCGATAGGCAGCGACGAAGCTGTGACGGCGCATACGAGCCTAAAGGTTCTTCAGGATTTTCGGGCTAGTGTTGAGTCGATGGTAACAGACAGCAAAATGCGCAAAAAATACAGCGGGAAAGTGAAAAATGGCTGATCCAATGGAAGACGCCGCGAAGGCGTTTGACACCGACATAGCTTCTGAGACGAAGACTTCAAGGGCGCCAAAAGAGGATAACACCGGCCCGCCCGAGCGCATGTTTGAGCGCCTCGGCGAACTGGAAACCGACGATGACTCGCCCGTAAAGGCTCCCGGCGACGATGATGAGCCACCGGAGGTTTATACCGAGGACGGCGAGGAGCCCGATGATGAAGCCGGTGAAGAAGTTGACGAGGAGCCTGACGAGGAAGCTCCCGAAGGGGTTGACCCCGAGCTACTCGCTCAAGAATTCACTGTTATGGTCGATGGTAAAGAGCAAACAGTCCCCCTTAAGGAGGCCCTCGAAGGGTACGTACGAACCCAGACGTTCCACCAGAGGATGAATGAGGTCGACGAGGCCAAGAAAATCATTCAACGTACTGCCGCCGACGCCGTTCACAACTATGAATATTCCGTGAATGTGGCGAAGGAGATCGAGGGCTATCTTTCGACGCTGGTCCCGCCTGAGCCAAACTGGGACGAGGAGTTCAAGAAGGACCCGATCAAGGCTCGTGAGGTTCAGAAGTACTACGATCAGGTCCGAGGGTTCCGAAAGACGTTGCAGGACAAGCTCGGAGAGGCCGCTGCAGAGCGCCAGAAGAGTGATGCTGTCCAGCTTTCGGCTTACGCCGAAGAGGAGGCGAAGAAGTTTGATCGGGCCAATACCAAGCATTGGGCGACGGACCCGAAGCGCAAGCAGAAAGACCTTCAGGCGATGCGCCGAACTGCCCTTACACAGGGCTTTTCCGAGGAGGAGCTTTCGCAGGTATACGATAGCAGGATGCTGCAGGTTCTTCTCAAGGCATCCAAATATGATCGGATTATGGCTTCGCGACCGACCCCCGTTCAGCAGGGCAACGGTACTAAGCCGGTTCCAACCGTCGGTGGTAAGCCCCGCGCAAAGGTGGCTAACACCGGTTTCCGCACGGCATCGAAGCAACTCAGCAAATCTGGGAGTATCGAGGACGCTGCCGTCGTTTTCGACCAGATCATCAGCAGGGATACCAGAAAGAGGCGCTAGCCGCATTAGTTAAGGATGCCCGGAAACGCATAGACGAAACGGGCTTATACTCGGCGAATTCCGCTAACCGATCGGCGCAAGGTTAGTCGAAATCTCCGCGTTCCTAGTAGTCCCAACGACCACTATCAACCCGGAGGTGCCCTATGGCACGCGTTCAGAACGCATTCTCTACATACGAGGCGAAAGCCAACAGGGAAGACCTGTCGAACAGCATTTACAACATCGATCCATTCGACACGCCTATCCTTTCGATGTCTCGTCGGCGCAACGTCAAGAACCGGACCTTCGATTGGCAGACCGAGAATCTGCCCGCCGTGGACCCGAATAACGCGCAGTTCGAAGGTTTCGAGCTTACGGCTCGTGGTCCTTCTCAGCCGACTGCCCGTCTTACCAACGTCACGCAGATTTCGAAGCGCGATGCGACCGTCTCCGGTTCGCAGGAGGCTTCGGATGCCGCTGGTAAGGGCTCCGAAATGGGCCACCAGATGGCGATGATGTCCAAGATCCTCAAGTCGGACATGGAAGTCATCTTATCGGGCCGTCAAGCCCGCGACGATGGTTCGATCACCACCCCCCGCAAGACCGAAGCTATCGCGCATTGGCTCGGAAGGGCAGTGGACAAGCTCGCAGCCCCGGCTGCCTGCGTTATCGGTGTTACGGCCGGTCTTCCGGTTTTGGCCACCGATGTTTTCGCTGCCGTCGCCGGTGCTTCGCAGGTGGCGTTCACCGAAGTGATGGTGGGCGATGCCATGCAGAAGGCGTATACCAACGGCGGGCAGCCGTCGGAGATGATTGTTACTCCGGCGATCAAGCGGACGGTGTCCACCTTCGAGGGTCGCAATATCTCGCAGGTGCTCGTCGGAAAGACTGAGGTCGTGGCTACCGTTGATATCATTGCTACTGATTTCGGCCGTGTCAAGGTGATGCCATCGCTTTGGCTTCCCTCCGATATTTCGTACATTCTCGACCCCGATTACGTGGCTGTTGGCTACTTCCGGAACTTCCGGCAGTTGCAGATCGCCAAGATCGGCGATGCCGAGACTCGCCTCATTCTCGCCGAGTGGGGTATCGAGATGCGCAACTCCCTCGCGCATATCATGTTTAACGGCGTCAAGCAGGGCGCTGTTATAACCTAGTTGCCCGCCAACTTGGGGCGGCGTTTAGACCTTCCGTCATTCGCGCCGCCTCCTTTTAGGAGAACAGTATGCCATTCAAGTCGCAAGCGCAGCGAGGGCTGTTCTACAAGGCAAAGAGCGACCCGGCCTTCGCTAAACAGAAGGGTCTTCCAAAATCGGTGATCAACGATTTCGTTAATGCTGATCCCGGTGGGAAGCTTCCGAAGAAGGCAAAGAAAAAGCGGGCGTCGAGCAGTGGCGGCGGAACCCCGTACTATCCGCTGCCGATACGAAGATGAGACTATTTGTGTTCCTCGCCGCTCTGACACTGGCTGGTTGTATTATTGTTCAGACAGTGCCAGAGCGCCAAGTAACACCGATAGCGCCTGCGGCGCGTATTATACTTGAGCAGCGTCAAGCTCAGCCGGTTCCGGCCCCGAGAGGAGGCTCATAATGTCAATCACAACTGTCCTCATCATTATCCTCGTGTTGGTATTGTTGGGTGCATTGCCGAGCTGGCCTTATGCACGGAGCTGGGGTTACTATCCTTCGGGACTCGTCGGCGTAGTGTTGGTAATTCTTGTAATACTACTGTTGATGGGACGGATTGGTTAACAGGAGGTCAAAATGGCTGTATCTGATACGGGTTCCGCTACGACTATACAAGCGGTTGTTCCGAGTGATACCACGATAATCAGAAATTGTCGTGCCTTGTGGGTTGGCGGTTCTGGGAACGTTGCTGTGATCGCGGTAGAAGATAACGCGGCACAGACTTTCCTTAATGTTCCAGCAGGAACTATACTTGCTGTTTCGGTGAGTAAGGTAATGGCTACCAATACCACGGCGACGGGTATTTTGGCACTTGGTTAGGAGTAACTGATGAGAATCGGGATAGACATTGGAATTCCTCCCGTTGGTTCGGGCGGCGGGGGTGGCGGATTAGCTGTTTTTAGATCCGCGGATGTTGCGTTAGATTTTGTATCTAATCAAGCAATTGCCAATGCTGCGTCGTTGTTAACTACGACACGTGCGGGTACGGCTTATGCCGACGACTTGTCAGGGGCATGGACGAGCTTCGCCGCCAACACGGCGAGGATCACGAATAAGGGCTTACTGGTTGAGGAGTCACGGACCAACTCGATTCGCAACAACGCCATGATCGGCGCGGTGCCGGGAACGCCGGGGACTATGCCGACCAACTGGACGACGACGACAGGCGCAGGGTTAACTAGACGGGTAGTCGGGACGGGCGTCGAGAACGGCATAGACTACATTGATATCCAGATATCGGGAGTGGCGTCAGCGGGTAATTTCAATATATTCTTCGAACCGTCAGCAAGTATTATCGCCGCGGCTCCCGGTCAGGTGTGGGTGCCATCCATTTTTCTCAAGTTGGCAGGTGGTGGTTTTACCAACGTTACAGCGTTTAATATGTCTGTTGGGTGCTATGATAGTGTCCCTACTTTCATCGGTGGGCCGACTCCTGTTGTTATATCTCCGTACCCAACAGGGGCTGCGCTGGGTTCGCAGCGGTATAGCGGAGCGTTGACTACGATAGGCGGTACGGCATGGGTCACTGCGCAGATAACTATAGCGGTGTCGGCAGGGCCGGTTGATCTAACTCTTCGTATTGGTTGGCCTCAGATTGAGCTAGGGGTATTTGCGACTAGCCCGATCCGCACGACGGCAGCGGCAGTGGTACGGGCGGCGGATGTGGTGACGTTGACTGCACCACCGGCATTTGGCAGCGCCTACACACTCTATGGGGCGGGAGCACCAGAGGCTGGTTTTACGAATGTCCATAAATTCGTGATTGATGCAAATATCGATGGAAACAATCGGGCAGCTTTGTTTGTTCATCAGACGGGTATGATTGCAAATGCCGCGTGGGTAGTTGCAGGGGTTACGCCATTTGCTCCAGCTTTCACGGTATGGAATGCCAATGTACCGGGTAAAGCCGCTGCCGCTTTTGCAGCCAGTAGTCAGGCAGCTTCGTTCAACGGTAGCAATGTGATCACCGGGGCAGGCGCGACTTCGTTCGTGCCTACGATAGTCAACATCGGTGCGCGGCAAAACGGTTTGAATAGCTATTTTAACGGCTACCTCACGCAAGTCGGTATATGGGCAAATACCCGACTGACTGATGGCCAGCTACAGACCATTACGATCGGTGGACCGTTGCAAGCGGGCATTCCACCAGCTGATATTTATCTTGATTTTGCTGCTAATAAGGCATACTTTACTGCTGCGTCGCGGCTTGCTACGACAAGGGCTAGTTTGGGGCGGTCGGATGACAGTGCTGGGAACTGGATACAGTTCGCCAACAACGTGGCCAGGATAACCGACAAGGGCTTGCTGGTCGAGGAGGCGCGGACCAACTCACTTGCGAACAACTCGATGGCTGGCGCGGTGCCGGGAACGCCAGGAACGCCGCCGAACGGCTGGTTTATTAGCCCTGCTGGAGGACTGTCTAGTCAAGTTGTGGGAATTGGAGTTGAGAGTGGTATTGACTACATTGACATTCGTTTCTTTGGTACGTCTTCTGGTGTGGCTAGTGTTGTCTTCTTAGGTGGTGGCAATGTGGCTGTTGCATCTAATGGGCAAGTTTGGACGTACTCGTTATTTCTTAGAATTAGTGGGGGTGATGCTACAGGTCACACTCAAACCCCTTATATGCAACAGTTGGATGCGGCGCAGGGGGCTTTGTCAAATCTACTGGGTCCGACATCTCCTGCGGGCACAGGGGCGTTGAGTGGACAAAGGCGTCAATTCTCGGCGACGACAAATAATGCAAGCGTCGCATTTTTGCGGCCTATAATGAATTTAAATATTCCGGCTGGACCTGTGGATGTGACGTACCGCATCGGCTGGCCGCAGCTAGAGCTGGGCAGCTTTGCCACTAGCCCGATCAGGACGACGGCAGCGGCGGTGACGCGGGCGGCGGATTTAGTGACGCTGACCACGCCACCGGCATTCGGAAGTGCAGTCTCGTTGTATGCGGCCGGAACGGCTAATGCGCCGCTTAATTATGGCTTTGCTCAAGGTGCGCTCACGGTAAGCGATGGTGGTTCTGCCAATAGAGTTCAGCTACTACACACGAATAATGCTCGCGGCATATATAGCGGCGGCGTAGTGGCGGGTCTGGATGCGCCGGTTACGTGGCCTCAGGGCGCTGCGGGTAAGATGGCCATTGCCGGTCGGGTGAGTGACCAAGCACTTTCGTTTGGTGGTGGAGCGGTTGTGACGGCTGCCGTCTCCCCTGCTCCGGTTGGGATGACTGCGGTACAGATCGGTAGCTATTGGCTTGGTGGCAATAATTTCTGGAACGGCTATCTCACGCAGGCCGCGATCTGGGCGAACGCGCGTCTTTCCAATGCTCAACTTCAGCAGTTGACGGCTTGACAGCGTATATGGGGCACTGCTAGGCTATGGAAATTAAGAAGGTTTACCGAGACTCTGACGGGGTTCGTAGGACTGCTATTTGGGAAGACGACAACCCCGAGATACTGCACGTAAAAACAGAGGTGGACCTTACAAGGGCCATCGAAAATAATCACTTACTGCGGGAAGCGCACCCTAGACGTTCAACCAACAAGCTGGTTGCCCGTGGGGTGCCACTCACCGTTGCCGAAAAGGCGATGCGAGAGCAGTGGTCGGAACGAGACTGGGCTAAGTGGCTCGACGACCCCGATAATGCCGCATTTCGCGTTTGGCAAGGTAGAGTGGGAAGATGACCGCCCTTACCGATCAATGTGACATAATTCGCGACTGGCTAAACTTAGGTCCGGATGTTTATCCGAACTCGGTGGTGACGTCGTGGATTCGTATGACTGAGTCAATATTATCCAAGCAGCTCCGATGTAAGGAGATGTTACAAATTGACACGGGGTTGCTGATCGAGCAGCGGTATTTGCTTCCCTTGGATTGGCGAGAATTAGATTTTGTGCGGGTTGTTGGAGGAAAAGGACTGCGATTTGCCCCACGGGACGATTTTTATAATCCGGATTACGCTGACGACCAGCCTTATTGCTATACTTTGTCTGGTAATTATCTCATTGTGGGCGGAACTTCGGTAGACGGTCTTTCGGTGGAGATTACGTATTACCAGGATTTACCGCCTCTGGGCGATGATGCCACTTGGCCAGTATTAAAATACCCGATGATGTTTACGCTTAAGACGCTCGCAACTGCCTCTACGTATGCCCTTGAGGATGAACGGGGCGATCGCTGGGAAGCGCAAAGTGCAAAACTCATCGACGACATCAATGTAGAACACCGCTACAGCAAGGCGAGTGGTTCACGCCTAACTCAACGCCATCGAAGGAGTTTTGGATAATGCCACTCGCATCAGCTGGTGAGTCGAATGTACTCGCTTCGTTGTTGGCAGCTCGCTTCGTATCGCTTCATACCGCCGCGCCGGGGGATACCGGTGCTAGTGAAGTTTCAGGTGGTGCTTACGCCCGGCAAGGTCCAGTTTCGTTCGCTAACGCGGGCACCAATCCGACGGTGGCTTCGAATACTGCAGTTATCCAGTATCCTACTGCTACGGCGAATTGGGGCACCATAACCCATTTCGGGATTTGGTCCGCTGTTTCGGGGGGCACGTTCCTGGGATGGAATACGGTGACTATACCGAAAGCGATTAACATAGATGATATCGCGCGTTGGGAAGTCGGTAAGCTCACGGTGACGACTGATTAATGTCTTCTAAGTTTGGCTTCCAGCTGTATGGATT